TCGATTAGAATTACATCTACGAGCATAAATCACCTAATTAGGTTGTTGAAGTTTTGAGAACACCGATAGCACTTGGAGCTGGGAATGCGAAAGCAACGCGCTCAACTACTTCGATACCTTTTTGATGTGTACCACCCAAACCAGTCGCACCGAAATACTCTTTGTATTCGTTTACAGTTACATCCTCGCGGATACCCATAACAGTGAACTGATTCCAATCAGCATAGAATGCAGATGCTGTATTTGCTGCACTTGTGGGGAAGAGTGCATCTGGTACGACATGCATCGGACGGCCTGTTGGTGTAAAGTATGAATTACCTGCAAGAGCTGTAAGACCGATTGAAGTAACTTCGATAGGGCGCACCATGTCGAAAACAGGGCGAGAGCCTGCTGTTTCTTTCATCAAGAATCCGAATACGCTTTGAGGCACTACAAAAGCACCATTTGCACCAACGCCGGAATTTACACCGAGGCGCAAGTTCCAAAGGTCAGTCCAAGAAATTTCGCCGAATGTATCTTTACCAGAGTTATTAGCACCACCTTGGCGAACTGTTGTAGTTCCAGAAATACCAGTTAAACCTGTAAAGTTTGGAGAATTACCATCGCCATTGAAAAACTGCTTGTCTTCTGTTTCAGCAAGAGCGCGGCCAAGACCGTTTACTACATAGTCAAGAAAAGCTGGTGTAGCATCTTGAAGTTGCTCTTCAGAAACGATAGCACCTGCAACGATTTTCTTTGCAGTCATCGCTGTAGCTGTAAAGAATGAAGTTGAGTCAGTCAAAGTGAGACCAGAACCTTCAGCAACTACCGCGCCAGTGAACGCGCCAGAGCTTACCAAGTTTTCAGTCTTACCACGCATCGGATAGATCTTCGCGAGTGCTCTTGCATATCCATATTGATCCGCAAAAGACATGATCTCTTCTACCCAAAACTGAGGAACTGCAGCGCCACCTTGTGAGGATGTACCAGTATTGAAGTTTGCGCGTGTGATATACTTTTCATTTGCCTTGCGTGCGATTTCGTCTGCAACGCCATCGCGTCCTTTGTGAACTGCAAGAATATAATCAGCTACTACGCGAGCTTGGTCACGGCGTGAGTCGTGATCCGCTTTGATTGTTACAAAGCCATTGTTACTTGATGGCTTTTGTGTGCGAAGTTGATCGGCTACTTTGCGGTCTACAACTTCTTTGAGTTGGTCTTTTGTTACGATAATGTTTTCCATTATGCAATATCCTTAGATTAAATTAATAAGATCTTCTGTTGTGAGTTTTTTAGGCATGTTCAAAGTAATTGAACGGCCTTCACTAGCTACTGCAGACTTGATGATTTTGTAGCCATTTTGAATCATATCCATACCTTCATTGATTTGCGCTTGAGTTGAAGCTGCAATTTTCTTACCTACGCGAGTTTCAGGAACCTCGAAACTAGCCTCGATGGACTCGGCTACCACTTCGACTGGGGGCTCGGCGGCGGCTGGTTCTTCGGCTACTTCAGGCTCTACTTCGCCTTGTAAAACTGCTAGCATAGGAGGAGCGCCTGCAGTAATAAACGCGTTTACTGATGCTTCGGCTTCTTCAGGTGAAAAGCCGAGATTGATTACCTCGCTAACAAACGCTTCCTTAATTGCAGGTAAGAGTTCATCTTTGATCTTTTGCTCGATCTCTGGGGTTAACATTCTACTTTCCTTTTTGTATTTATTGATTGATTCTTGTAAAAGAGTTTTGATTGATTTCTTAAGCAGTGCTTGGCGATTTGCAGGAACTGAAACGACGCTAAATTCTACAAGCTCGGACTTTGTATAAACAGTCACCTTTTGCCCGTCGATTGTTTGCTCTTCGTATTCATTTGGAATGATACCAACTGAAACGGCCTTAACAAAACCTGCATTAATTAGTTTATTGAGTTTCTTACCCTCTTCAGTAATGCACTCAATTTGAATTGTCGCCTCTAAGTTTTCGCCATTCATTGCAAAACCCAAACAGCGACCGATAGGCCACTTGTCCGAGTCATGCTGTGCTAAGACTATGGGATTATTTAGATATGCTGTATAGTCTATTCCACTTGGAACTATGATTGTCCCATACCGGTCAACTTCAGGAGTCGATACTACGAAAGTATAGAGATCATTCTCTTTCTCTTCATAGCCTTCTCCATTTTCCTTTTCGTAGCCGTCCCTAAGTTGTAGGTTAAGCTCGCGTGTTATTAAATCCATATTAAAACCTCTATTTTTATTACTTTTCCACGGGGAATAATTGGCATCTGCAGTTGACTGAATTACCAGCCGATAAGCCAGCACCGAGCGGGCGTGTAGTCTTTTCACCTGCTACGGTAAAATATCCGTCTTCGCCTTGCTTTTGTCCTTCCATTGACTGGTGTGCTGGTCTTACACGCCCGTCTCTTTGAGTAAGCCACATCATATCAAAGCCTTGGTCTTTGTAGACTGCATATTGCATTCCGCTTGTTACATTTGCGCTTGTCGTATTTGCAATCGCTTTTGCTCTGCTTGTTGAAAGGCTATCGAATTTGTCAGTCAATATCTTGTTTAGCTCTTCTTTGGTCTTGTCTGCATTATCTACAAGCGTCTTTTGTACTTCTTCTTTTATAATACCGATTGAATCTTTGATTTGAGCGCTTGAATCGGCTACCATTTGCTTTATTTCTTGACCTACAACGCCTGTTAAGTCACTTTCTCCAATTGAAAGCTCTTGCAATAATTGTTGAGTCACTTTATCACATGCTTTTGATATAATCTCATCGTACTTTTCAAAGTCTTTATCAGAGATTTCCACGCTTTCAAGAGTCAATATACCTTCATCTGCTAATTGGAATACTTGCTCTTTGACTTGTGCAATAATCATTTTCACTACGCTATCGAAACGCTCACTATTAGTCTCGGTAATGCCATCGAATTGCCTCCAAAAGTAGTCCTTGTATTCGGCTGTTATGAGAGGTAATTTAGCCCGCTTGGCTGTTAGGCTTCGGGTCTCTGCATTTCGAGGCGCAAAAGGCACGGGAGCGGGATTTACGGCCGTGTTAAGCGGGACAAATCCACTTGCAATAAGCGGCGTATCTCCATTTGGTATCGGATCATATCCGCGCTCGCCTCTTGCGTCATTAATTGTCTTGATTCCCCATTTAAGCTCAAACTCTTCTTGCCTCATATCAGCATCCGGATCTGCATAGGTATATGGCTGGGCTTCGATAAGTACATCCTCTTCCCATCTACGGAAATGGCGTGTAAATTCTTCAGCAATGTAGAGAGCTTCAGGATCGATAGAGTTTTGTCTAAAGATTGCCCATTGTACTTCGGCGGTCGCTTTGTTTTGGAATGATCCATCAAGCATACCGGGAGGCACGCCGAAGACTTGCGAAATTTGAGATCTTACATCTTTGCTAACAGAGTCATAGCCTACCGATAGCTCGCCTTTCGGTGGTAGTTCTAATTGCATTCCACCACCAAGCAAAGCTCGGAGCTTGTAGTCTGGTAGTTCTTCATTCCAAGCGCTTTTAAGCTTTTGCCATTCATCTTGATCGAATCTTTCGGGGAACTTTGCAATAAGCGGCGGGACTGTATTATTAGCAAAGAGGCGTGCTAAGTACGCTGATACTTCGCGGTCTATATTTGCATATTCCAAAGCAGCTGAAACAAGACCAACGCCGAAGATATTCATACCGATTATCTCTTCAGGACGGCTTGCGGGGTGGAGCTTTGCAAGGTGAATAACCTCTTTCTCTGGTATGGTTATATTTCCCTCTTGAGCTGACTGATAAACGTACCCATCTATGAAGTTATTCTCGCCTTTGATTACTCGCATTCTTGTCGGATTTAATACCCACATTTGCAAGGGCACTCGGTAGCCATTTGTCGGAGTCCATATAAACGCATTGCCGTTTATCGATAGCCAGTTTTCAATATATCCGAAAACTTGAGAGCGTGTGAAATATGGATTAGGATTTGATAGCAGCTCATTAGTCCAATGACCACGACCTAGTTCCTCTTTCTCATAGTTATGCTCTTTGTATGCATCAAACTTAATACCGCTCAAAGCATTCGCTCTATGCTGTAAACACGCAAAGACCGTGCCTCGAAGCGAAGCGCTTAACTCATTACCGACTTGAGTCGCACCGATATTGCGAGAGCCACCTGACCGAATATACGGTCTGTCGTTTCTTCGCGGTGCAACTGCGCTCGCGATTCTATCTCTAAGTTGGTCAAGTAGACTCATACATATATCTGGGGTGTTTTGCGAATAGCGTTGAAGGCATAGCCCAACGCGTCAATAAAGTCATCATGCTTGTCTTGCGGAGTGCCCGTAAACGATAGCAGCTCCTCGGTAAATTCCGGATTGATATGAGGGACATGATAGACAAGCCCTTGCTCATATCTCGCCTCGACTGGCTGAAAGCGAATAACCTTGTCTCGATCCGCTCTCACACCTACGACATTCATTTTAGTATTTCTTTTCAGCTCTTGAACCATCCAAGCTTGCGCCTGATTTGATTCGACTGCAACTACTCTTGCATTCCATCTTTGCTCGGCTGACATTATCTTACGGCCTATCTCTTGGAATTGTGCTCTAAAATGATCGGCTTCGACTACTACAACATCACCATCTTTTGTCGTGCCTATTACAACGATTGCAGTATAGTCTGCAGTCTCTTTCTGGCTAATTGCCAAGTCAACTCCGATGTAATACGCCGTGCATTCTTGACCATTTGTTGTGCGTAACCATTCGCGCTTAATCTTCGCCGCTGATCTATCGACATATTCTGCAAGAAACTCTTGAGCGAAAACTAAGCTCGGTAGTAATTCCTTTTGTCTATCAACTTCGCTTATCTTGATTTGCCCGCCGTCGTATGTCGAGTAGTGAAACGATTGCCAATCTTGCATCGTTTCGCTTAGCTGATCTAACTGCCAAAAGTGGTTCTTACCTTTTGGCGTTGAGAAGAAATACGCATCTCCTTCGTAATCTGCTAGCATCGGACTAAGCACAAAGTTCCAATCGTCTTCAGCATTCGGGCAATGTGCCCATTCATCGCATATCACTCTATGAAACTTATTACCTCTTAAGCCGTCAGCCCGGTAAATACCTTGCAGAACCAATGTACTACGGCCTAGTTTAATCTGGCCTTGTTTGTAAGTTGCACCAAGCGGTGCAAAGAAATTTTGTGCTTCGGTTTCTCTTCCTGATAGCTCGGTGTATGAGGGCGCTGTATAGAGAACATACGACCCATCAACTTCAAGCATTTTCTCAAGGGCAAGAGCAAAAGCCAGATAAGACTTCCCAAAGCGACGGCCACACCGAACAACATTAAAGCGCTTCCTATTCCGAAGTATTTCAAGCTGTTTGTCATGCGGTTTTATCCTGATCACTGTATCCATTTTGCGAACCCCACTCAATTATCATTTTGCCTTTCTCTGCTACTTGATTATCCATGTGAGATAGCAACTCCATTAGCAGTTTCATTGCCGTAATATCCTCTTTGACTAAGATCTTTTTATGAATCAGCATTTCGATTATATCACCAGCTACGGTTTCTTTAGTCTTACCAGGTTTTGCAAGCTCTTCAGCTGCCATCTTTGCAAGGTCTTTCACATAAACGATACTACCCTTTGGCCTACCATTTCGATTGATACGCTCGGGCTTATCTCTGAAACTATGTCCTTTAAGATTATCAGCGCCTGCCATAATAAACTCCAAGACCTAATCCAATACCAAGAGCACCAATTACCCAACTCCAATTATTCTCGGTCACTACTTCAGTCGGTAAAGTAACTACCTTAATTGAGTCAGGGCGCGGGCGGTAAACAAGTGAAAAATGACCCTTGCGATTTGCATAGGCAAAAGCCATATTGATTGTATCGCGAGTCGCAGTTATTACCGAATCGCTTTGAGCTACAAAAGCAGTATCTCCGCATGGGATTACTACGGGCTTATCAAGAAAGTAAATAGTGTCCTTAGTCTTGATAGTTACTGACTTCGTATGTACTGAGTCTCTAATCGTTACAGGGCGTTCTAAGACTTCCACGCGAGTAATTGTATCGGTTACTCTCTTTTGACTTGTCTTGCCTATGTGAAGGCCTGAAACAAAGCCTATAATTAAGAGCACTGCAAGAATTACCATCGCATTTAGTACATCATTGAATCTCATTGTACTACTCCATTCTCAATAAAGAGATTATCTACCATACCATTCTCTTGAATGATTGCAAAGCCATGATTGCTATTAGAGTGAGGCATATAGTTTTGTCTTAGCTTGCAAAGGCATCCCGTCGTATATGCCTTGTAGAACTTGCCATCTAAGCTCTTGATTGATGCAAAAGAAGTGCGGTGTACATGTCCCATCACTACATTAGCCGCCGCCTTAAGAATCAAAGCGCGGGCGGGGTTTACGCCGCCGCTTACTTTCATCTCATGACCGTGCACTATGTATGTGTTTTCTATTCGCATAAATTGCGTTGACTCGACAAAACGAATATCAAACTCATCTAGCTTAAGCAATTGGCGGTAATGTACAAGCTCTGCAACAGCGTCTGCTTTTGCCATTAAATACCGCTCTAATCTATCCTCATGATTACCAAGCTTAAAGTAGATTGTTTGCTCTTTGAATTCAGAGCGCAAGCCCTCTAAAAACTGCTTGGTAAGTTCTAATTCATTCAGGAACTTTGGCGTATCATTTGTCTTAGGATGTCCTGATATTTGCGCCGCGTCTAAGATATCACCATTCAGAATTATATTCTCGACTCGGTCTTGCTTTGCATATTGAATCGCTGCAATAAGCGCCGCCTTGTCATGGATGCCTAAGTGAATATCAGAGAAGACCGCCGTCTTGCCTTGGATGCGAAGCGTCGGTAAAACCTCCTCGCGTCCATCGTCCATAGTGTTAAGCCATTCAGGAACTCTGCCCGGCTCTTGCACCTCGATTGCATCTGGATCAAAACGCTTGCCTTGTCTATAGTTTAGAATAGCAGCGTATTCTTGATCGTTTAAGCGCGGTCTGTATTGACTCACTGATTAGGAATCCCGTACTTTTCTAATAGAGCTAGCAAAAGCTCTTGCTCTGCATTAAGTTCGATTTGCTCGGGTGCTTGGAACTTTACAGACCACCCGGCTTCGTGCTCTTCAGTACAAGGCACTGCATTACAACCATCGGGAAGCTCAATAAGTGAGTGTCCATCCCAAATGATTATATTTTCAATTTCGTTTGTAGATGTATTTATTACTGCATATTTCATGTGTTTATCCTACTGAAACAATGATACAAATACCACCACCACCATTTCCGCCGCGTCCACTTGCAAATCCATTGTCTGAAGCAGCACCGCCGCCGCCGCCCGCGCCGTATGATCCATCACCACCGCGTCCGGTTGCTTGCCCTGTTTTGTAAGACCCGCCGCCACCTGGAGTTCCTATGGTCAAATAACCGTGCGTAAACGAAACACCGTCCGAGCCGTTACCGCCGTCTGTCCCGCCTGTACATGCTTGAACGCTTGGATATATTGCAGTCCAATAGTCTGTAATTGAGCCGCCCGTAGCAGTTGTAGTCGAAGAACCTGAAGCACCCGCACCACCACCACCGCCCCAATTTCCTGATACGGATATAACTTGATTACTAGTACCGCTTTGGCTACTACCGTTTCCAGTGTTTCCATTTCCGCCGCCGTATGTATTTGACCATCCAAAAGCACCATCGAGTCTCATAGTAGATCCTCTCGATCCACTTGATGTACTTCCACCACTCCCAGCATTTGCAGTGTATGTAGTTATGAAACTACCAAAGCTTGTCGCACCGCCTGCAGTTCCGTTGTTTCCATTTGTTGTATTTGCAGTTACACTAGCACCACCAGAACCACCAGCCCCGATAGTTACTGATACATTACCCGTAATTTGAGTAGCTGAAAATTCAGTCCAAATACCTTGCGCAGGAGCGCCGCCACCACCACCACACCTACCAGATGAAGTCGCTTGTCTAGCACCCGAACCCGCACCACCGCCACCACCTACGATATAGACTCTGAAGTATTTACCCCACGCTGGTGGAGTCCAAGTTTGTGAACTTGTAATAGTATCTACTTGCACTTGAGGAGCGCTACCACCGCCACTCGCAGCCAAAGTAGTCCCCGTCATTGTCAAGCCCGTGCCTAGTGTTATCTCTTGCACATCGCCCGAACCCGAGTCACCACGGCCTAAAAGTTTTGAAGCGGCTGATACATTCTGAATCTTTGCATAAGTGACCGCGTCATTATCTACAGTCCAAGTAGCGCCCGAACTAGAGACGGTAATATCGCCTTTGTCCCCATCGGCTACGCCTCCAATTTCCACACCGCCTGCAGTCGTACCGTCACCGAGATATAGTTTCTTGGTATCGGTTGTAAATATAGGCTCTCCCTCTGCAGGAGTAATACTTGTACGATTACTGCTCGTACCGCGTCTTAGTTTCAAAGCCATTTTAGTATGTTCCCATATCTAGTGTGAAATCTGCAGGGGCTGCGAAAGTCCCAAAGTCATAAGCGTCCGAAGCTCCACCGCTCGAAGTAATCCAAGTCAAAGTACCACTACCATTTGTAGATAATACCTGACCATTAGACCCACCTGCTATAGTGAGCTGAG